CATGCTTTAAGAGAATGTCTACCAATACAATCTTTAGGAAAATCTTTTCTAGCAAAGTCAGTTTCTCTAATATCTGAAAAGAGTAATCGAGTTGCTACAATTGTGTCAAAAATTTTAGCCTTAAATGTAACGGAAAATAGTTTCTCTAATACAGGAATATCAAATTTAATTATGTTATGACCAATTAGCAATTCAGCTTCTTGTAGTTTTTTAATAGCAGCTTTATTGTCTAACTTATGTATTTCATGTGTGTCTATATCTTTTAAAACTATACAATGCGTAGTATCACATTCATTAAGAAATCCATTTGTTTCTATATCAAAAACATATCTCACAGTTTTACCTTCTTAATTTTTAATACATTTCCTGTTGGCATTGTAGTGATATTACCTACATCACCCAATGTCCCATCATCATTGAAATTAACATCACCTGCAATTACATGAATATCTTTATCGGCTCTAATAAGCCAACCATTTGAAATACAAATAGTAGGTTTGCTATTCATTGCTTCTTTCAATGTAACCCAAGCGGCTGTTCCATTTATATCTTTCCAATGGACAGACACAAAAGGTGCATCTAATATATTTTTATTTATTGTAGGTAATTTCATAATTAATGTAGTGTGTTTAGCCGTACTTCCACATTCCAAGCGGCATCTTCTCCTGATAGTGCCATTGATGTCAATGTGTCTTGTAACATGAAAGCAGTTTTTAAATGCCCCACGTTTATAACGACTGGTCTATGTGTTGATTTTGCTCTAGCTACTGCATCACTAACCATTCCTGACCAGATTAAAGCATTCCTCTTTTGCTTTGCAGTAGGTGGTTTAAAAGTCATCTAAGACTTCCGCATTCACTTCTGCAAGACAGCCTGTCGATAAATCATATTGTAAAGTACACGCAGTGCCTGTCTCACCAGAATATCTATTTTTAAGAATAGTTACTTTGGCTAATTTCTTATCTGACTTAATGTCCCTAGACAGTGCTAGTAACATGTCTGATAATTGACCAATTGAAGCTGAACCTCTAAGAGCATTCATGGTAACTTCTTTACCATCTTCATACCCTCTATCTCCTTCACTTCTTCTAAGGTGAGAAATAAGTATTACTCCTATTCCAGTTTCTTCAACTAAAGTTCTTAACTTACTCACAAAATAATCAATAAGTTTTCTTTCATCATTAGTATGTTCATCACCTAATGCTGATAATGCCATGTGTAAATGGTCTAATATTACAAAGTCCACGTCACATGATTTAGCCATGTATCTTATTTTAGAGAGCAGGTTATCTGCAACTGTAGAACCAAAATGATTATACAGAAAGAATTTACCACTGCCCACAGTATTGTTATATGTCTCAAGTAGTTTTGCTTCACTAATACCCTCTCTATCTAAATGTAATGGTTTTTTTAATTCAACTCCCATAATGCCTAAAGCACTACGCTTAACACTTTCTTCTAAAGCTATGTAGCCAACAGAAAACTTTTGTTTGATTAAATCTAATGCTACATGACGACAAAAAGAACTTTTACCTACACCACTACCTGCGGTGATAGTAACTAACTCTCCTTTTCGTAAACCATGTGTCTTAACATTTAGACATTCAAAAGGGTATTGTGCTGTAACATGATTATCTTCTTTAATTATATCTTCCCAAATATCAGTACCTAAAACTATTCCATCAGGTCTGTAAGGTTTAGCGTCCCACATTGCTTGAGTTAGTTCTTTAGTCCTACCTGCAATGTGCATTTCATTGGGGTCTTTTAAAGGTAATGTTGCTATCTTAGCTTTGTTAGGAGATAAAAGTTTAGCACATTCTACTGCACCTTTTATTCCTTGTTCATCTTGGTCAAACATAAAGATACAACTTTCATAGCCTTCTAAAAATTCTAAAGACCTTTGTATATCTTTCTTAGCCCCTGCTGCACCTGATTTTACAGAAACTACAGGAAATCTATTTTGATTTAATTGTGACATTGTTAAAGCATCAATTTCACCCTCTGTAATTACAATCATCTTACCCTTATCTCTCCATAAGTGTTGTCCAAATAGACCTGATTGTTTAGCGTCACCTAACCATTGAAATTCTTTGTTAGGGTATCTTAGTTTTTGTGCTACTAAATTCTTCTCATTGTCATAGTAGTTTGCAACTTGGCATGGTCTTCCAAACCAAGAGCCAACTTGATAGTTAAATTTTTGTGTTGTTGCTAAATCTATTTTTCTTTTAGGTAATGGTGAAATCTCACCTTTAATAAAATCTGTATTCTTCTCTGTTGGTGTTTGTGTATTCAATGTGTTTCCTTTTGTGTGTTTGTTGCACGAAAAACAGTAAGCATGAGTATCGTAAACAGCATTTGCATCACTGCTTCCGCAGCTATCACAAGGACTATGGTATAGAAATTCACTTTCAGTTTCAGTATGGTTCATAATATAATAATTTTTAAAGTTAGGTTTGGGGTAGTTTCAGTCTCCCTCTACTACCCCTCAAACAAACACTATGTCAGTAACTCTGAAACATCAAAGTTAGGACATAGAACGGAGTTAGCCACATCTCTGTGACCTAAAACGCTGACTGCATACTGTTGTTTCAATTCTTTAACAAGATTTACCAACGAGGTATATTGTTTGAAAGTATAGTTACAGTCAGCCTTATTTTCTATGGACTTGCCCCCTATCAGGCAAACACCAATAGAATTTTTATTAGTAATGTCAGGATTACCTTCAACATGAACTCCTGATAAAAGAATGTCTCTACCTTCTTGAACTGTACCGTCACGTTTAATAACGTAATGGAACGCACAAGAAAATAAACCTTTCTTTCTGTGTTCTGTATCTAAATCCTTAACATCTAAATTCTCTTTTGGAGCAGTGTGACTTGAATGTATTATAACGTAAGAAGTTTCTTTTCTTTGATTACTCATATCCACTCCAGTGGTATGTGTTTATCCGCATGTTTAAAACCATACTTATCGCACCACATAGCGTAAGTCGTTGCAGATTTTTTAGATATTCTACTTCTTGAATTACTAAAAATAAATCTAATGTCTAATTTTGGGTGCTGTTCTTTTATTAATCGCATCTTCTGTCTATCAGCAGAGGTAAACAAACCTTTTGTTTCTATGAAGATGTCTTGGTCTAACAGATGAAAGTCAGGGGTGTAAGTATGGGACTTCTCAGGTTTAGTATATTTCAACTTAACCTTTTCATATTCATACTCAACACTATTAGCTTTTAACTCTTGTGAGATTGCTATTTCTAACCCTGACCTAAAGCCATACTTTAAACCGACTTGACTAAAAGTCCGTATTTGTTTTTGGCTGTATTTCATTTTCAAATGTTTTATCTACTGCAGGTGCAACGTAACCATCTTCAACTTTGTCAAAACCATGACCTGCTGAATTTGCGTTTCCGCCTTCAACTAATTTAGTTATCTGCACTGCTCTTAGTCTTAATGAAACTCCTGCACCTGCCATTGCCGTAAAGTACGGTATCAACTCAGCAGATACTTTCATCTCACTCCCAGACCAGATATTAATATCAGTCATAGGTTTACCTTGACTATCAAAGATTGCAACTTTATTTGGAATAACTTTTCCATCTTTAGTTATAATTTTTGCTTTAGTTTTGAATTTAAAAATTACATTTCCAGTTGGTTTTCCATCAATGTATTCTTCTTCAAAAGGTAAGTTTGCTTGTTTAACTTCTTTGCCTTTAGATTTATCTGCACCTAAAGCAATCGCTTTCTTAACTTCCTCAGTAATGCTCTTAGTGATTGATAATCCCTCTTTTGCATTAACAATTAAGTTTGTCTTATAATGTCCTGTCTCATCAAATTTTGTGTCAGGGACATTCAACCAACAAAACTGCGATACACCTACTGGTGTCACAATTTTTACATAGTTTGTTTTACTCATCTTCGTCCTTTGTTATGGGTTCTACTATCTCTCCGTCCATTACTCGTGCCACTAGAACATCTAATGGTTGGTAATCGGCAGGATAGTCTTTGTCGTATTTTCTACTCATTCTCATCTCCTCTGTGCTTGTTGTTTACTATGATGGGTACTTTTATTTATGCAAAGAAAAACTTAGCTTTCTCTAATACATTAATATCTAATGAACCTTTTTCAGGAACATCAGGTAAAGTTTCCCTTAACTTTTCAGGTAGTTGTTTTTCAACATCATCTTTAAAGTCTTGCAGTACATTAAAGTCAGTGAAAGTTTTAATAAAAGCCTTTCTAACACTTTCATTTAACTTATCAATGTCACACGCATTTGTGGCATAACTGTCATGCACATTACAGAAATTTTCTATTCCTGCTTC